ATTTTTCTGGGTCGAACGTGCAATGATTCGCCTGCCCTTTGCTGGCATCAAAGGCGAAATGGAATCCAAACAGGTCATGGTTCAAGTGCCATGCGTGGAGATGTGGGGCGATGCTTGCCCTATTTTGGCCGAAGTTCGTACCTGGTTCAAAGACAAGAGTCTTGAGGACATGGGTCGCAAATACTGGAAGAAACGCAGCTATGTGTTCCAGGGTTTTGTGCGTGAGAATCCCTTGGCCGATGACAAGACTCCGGACAATCCCATCCGCAGGTTCATCATTGGTCCTCAGATCTTTACCACCATCAAAGGTGCGCTGATGGATCCTGAGCTCGAAGAATTGCCAACCGACTACATGCGTGGCCTGGACTTCCGCATCAGCAAAGGATCCAAAGGTGGCTTTGCTGATTACAACGGCTCTAAGTGGGCTCGCAAAGAGAGTGCACTCACAGAAGCTGAACAGGCAGCCATTGAAAAACATGGCCTGTTTGACCTTTCAACATTCTTGCCCAAGAAGCCCACTGATGTGGAACTGAAAGTGATCAAAGAAATGTTTGAGGCTTCAGTAGATGGTCAGCCCTATGACACCGAGCGTTGGGGTCAGTACTTCCGTCCAGCTGGTGTGCAAGCGCCAGGCAAAGGTGACAGTGAAGATGCTGCACCAGCCCCAGCGCCTGTGGCCAAGGCAGCACCTGTGGCCAAGCCTGCTCCTGCCACACAGGACGACGATGCCCCGTTTGACACTGATGAGGCTCCCGCAGCCGCAGCACCAGTGCAGGCCAGCAAGCCCAGCGGTCAAAATGCACAAGACATTTTGGCCATGATCCGTGCTCGTCAAAACAAGCAGTGATTAGAAATCAACACACGGGGGCGACCCCGTGTGTTCCTATCTCGAAAGGTAAAACATGGGGAAACCATTTGACGTTTCAAAATTTCGCAAAGAAATTACCAAAAGCATTGACGGCCTTAGCATAGGCTTCAACGATCCCACTGACTGGATCTCCACAGGCAACTATGCCTTGAACTACCTGATCTCAGGCGACTTCAATCGCGGCATTCCCTTAGGCAAAGTCACTGTGTTCGCCGGCGAATCTGGTGCTGGCAAAAGCTACATCTGCTCTGGCAATATTATTAAAAACGCCCAAGAGCAAGGCATCTTTGTGGTGCTGATTGACTCAGAAAACGCCTTGGACGAAGACTGGCTCAAAGCCTTGGGTGTGGACACTAGTGAAAGCAAACTGCTTAAATTGAGCATGGCCATGATTGACGATGTGGCCAAGACCATATCAACATTCATGAGTGACTACAAGGCCTTGGCCGAAGGCGAGCGTCCCAAGGTCATGTTTGTGATTGACTCACTGGGCATGTTGTTGACTCCCACTGATGTCAATCAGTTTGATTCAGGCGAAATGAAGGGTGATCTGGGCCGTAAGCCCAAAGCTCTCACTGCCTTGGTGCGTAACTGTGTGAACATGTTTGGTTCATACAATGTGGGCCTGGTCTGCACCAACCACACCTATGCATCACAGGATATGTTTGACCCAGACGATAAAATCTCCGGCGGTCAAGGTTTCATTTACGCCAGCTCTATTGTTGTGGCCATGAAGAAGCTCAAACTCAAAGAGGACGAGGACGGCAACAAAATTTCAGAAGTCATGGGTATTCGTTCAGCCTGCAAGGTCATGAAAACTCGCTATGCCAAACCTTTTGAAGGTGTGCAGGTCAAGATTCCTTACGAAACTGGAATGAACCCTTACTCGGGGCTAACAGACTTGGCAGAGAAAAAAGGCCTGCTGAAAAAAGATGGCAATCGACTGATGTTTGTGACGTCAGACGGAGAAATTATCAAGTTCTTCCGCAAAGGTTGGGAATCAAACGAAGATGGCTGCTTGGACCGACTCATGGCCGACTTTAAAAATCAAAAAGAAACGGTAAGTACCTTTGAGGAGGACACAGAATGACAGAACAAGTGGTAAGTGACATTTGGGGAGAACTAAAACGATACATCAACACTGTTGACCGTACCGAAGCAGCCGAAACAGTGGTGCAGATATTGATGGACAATGATTGTGACGCTGAACAGATCAAAGAAGCATTCAAAGGCGATCGTGATATCAAAACAGCTTTGACCAGTTATCTAGACAACGACAAAGACTATGTCGAAGACGAAGAATCTGAAGAAGAAGATTACAACGAAGACGAATGGGATGAGTGATGTCTCAAAAGTTTTTTCCTATTAAAACTGATACCGCGTGTCAGTTAAAATGGAACTGGAGCACTATAAAATTTTACACTGGCATTACAAGCTCTTGTCATAGGGTCACTGGTGACAAAATTTCAGTTGATACGTTTGACCAATTTCATAATACACCAAAAAAAATCAGTGATCGCAAATTGATGTTGGAAGGCACTTGGCCTTCTGGAGGATGTGAATATTGTAAAGATATTGAAAATTCTGGTGGGTTTTCAGATCGCCTATTGCATTTGACTATACCTAATCAGTCCCCAATTGAGCTTGAAACTGATCCCAGTGCAGTTTACATTACACCAAAAATCGTTGAAATTTATTTTGACAATATATGCAACATGAGCTGTTTGTATTGCTGGGATGGATTCAGTAGTAAGATACAACAAGAAAATATTCGTCATGGGCCTTTCAACAAACACGGTGTTTTGATTGATAATCGAGCAACCAAAGTCAACAACATTGAAGAATTAACACAAAAATTTTGGGGTTGGCTTAAACGAAACGGTGATCAAATTCGTTGTCTTCAAATACTGGGCGGCGAACCGTTTTATCAAAAACACTTTGAAACATGTTTGGATTTTTTTGAACATAATCCTTGCAGTCAGTTAGAACTTACTGTGGTCAGTAATTTGATGATATCTGATCTAAAGTTCCAAGACTTTATACAGCGCCTAAAAAATTTGGTACAGCGCCGGCATTTAGCAAGGTTTGACTTAACAGTCAGCATTGATTGCTTCGGTAAAGAGCAAGAGTATGTGAGATATGGATTAGATCTTGAGCAGTGGCGTCGTAACTTTGAATATGTAGTAAGTCAAAAATGGGTCACAGTCAAGATCAATCAAACATTGTCTGCGCTCACTATTAAAACAGTGCCAGAGTTGTTAAAATACATAAATCAGTTTAGAACCATACGCAAAATTGGTCATTACTTTGGTACCACAGTGTTTACTCATGATTTTTTACATCCAAAAATTTTTGGCGCTGGGTTTTTTGACAATGATTTTACGCATATAATACGCAACATGCCTGGTGATACCCCAGAACAAATTACCGCGCAAAAATACATGCAAGGAATACAACAGCAACTCAACGTTCAATGTCGTAACCAAGAAAAAATAAATCAATTAGCAATTTTTCTTGACGAAATTGATCGAAGAAGAAACTTGAATTGGAGACAAACGTTTCCGTGGTTGGAAAGAGAAATAGAACATGTGGTATAGTCGCATAGTTGCTGGTCTGGATGCTATTCCAGATTTCATAGCTCACTATGAACGCGAACTAGAAGAAGCCAAGCGCGAATGTAGAATTGGTGGCTTGGTCGAACGCAACATCAAAGAATTGCCAGGGCACACCGAGCACAGATTCAATCAACTGCAAGAGATTGAAGCTGTGCTTCAGTTTCTCAACATTCAGTTGCGCAAAATTCGCAGAAAGCACTTTCAAAAATATCTTGAAGCCTATGCTCGCGCACTAACTAGTAGGGACGCTGAAAAGTACGTGGATGGCGAAGACGAAGTCATTGACTTTGAAACTATCATCAACGAAGTGGCCTTGCTGCGCAACCGTTGGTTGGGCGTGATGAAAGGCCTTGAAACCAAACAGTGGCAAATGGGTCATATTGTGCGGCTGCGCACAGCCGGTATGGAAGACATTACAGTTTAAATTTATGAGTTATTTGTTTACAAGCGAAAGTGTGAGTGAAGGCCACCCAGACAAAGTGGCCGATGCCATCAGTGATGCAGTGTTGGATCTTGTGATGAGCAAGCATGACAACCGTTTAAGGTGTGCATGTGAAACTCTTGTGACCACAGACACAGTGGTAGTGGCAGGCGAATACAAAGGTATCTTGCACAACGAGGAAGTTGAAGCCGCAGTCAAGCGTGTGATACGCAACGTTGGCTATGAACAACCTGGCTTTGATTGGCGTACAGTCAAAGTCACCAATCTCATGCACGGCCAAAGCGCAGACATTGCTCTGGGCACAGACACGTTTGGTGCAGGAGATCAGGGCTTGATGTTTGGATATGCCAACAACGAAACTGATGCCTACATGCCCAGTGCCATATACTGGAGCCATCGCATTGTGGAAGAGCTGTCTAGAATTAGAAAATCTGGCCTCACCACATGGATTGGCCCAGATGCCAAGAGTCAGGTCACATTTGAATACAACGATCGCAGTGAACCTGTGCGTATCAGCAAAGTGGTGTGCAGCACTCAGCACAGTGACGATGTCAGCATTGAAAGTGTACGTCATGCTATTGAAGAAATAATTAGAACTATTCTTCCTGAAAACTATGTGGACAATCGCACAGAATTTTATATCAACCCCACTGGTCGTTTTGTTATTGGCGGTCCAGATGGAGACACCGGGCTGACCGGGCGCAAAATCATTGTGGACACTTACGGTGGCTACGCACCACATGGTGGCGGAGCATTTTCAGGCAAAGATCCCACCAAGGTTGATAGGTCTGCTGCTTACATGATGCGTTACTTGGCCAAGAATATTGTGGCCGCGCAAAAGGCATCATGGGCCACAGTGCAGGTCAGTTATGCCATTGGTGTGGCACAGCCCATGAGCTTCTACGTGGACAGTGATGGCAACAGTCGTGAGCTGACCAAATGGATTCAAGACAATGTGGATCTTACACCACGTGGTATCATAGAACGATTTGATCTATTTAGGCCCATCTACAGCGAGACCACCAACTATGGGCATTTTGGCAAAGCCAAACTGCCCTGGGAAAAAGTTGACCTGTTTTAAACAACACTGTAAATAGCAGTATGAAAAAGACTGCACTTGTAACTGGGATGACGGGCCAAGACGGCCCGTATCTCGCAAAATACCTCGTTGAAAAAGGCTATCATGTATATGGCCTGGTCAAGCGTTACTCCAATCCCAATCTAGACAACATTCGCTGGCTGGGCATTGAGAACGATATTGAACTTGTGACTGGCGACATCACTGATGAAAACTGTGTGAATCACATCATGCAGACCATCAAGCCTCAAGAAGTTTACAATCTTGCTGCACAGAGTTTTGTTGGCATCAGCTGGGACCTAAACAAACTCACAACAGAAGTCAACTGCATGGGTCCGTTGAATTTACTCAACGCCATACGTCAACACAATCCCAATGCTAGGTTCTATCAAGCCAGCACCAGTGAAATGTTTGGTAATGCCACTGAGCCCGGCCAACAAAGTGAAACCACACCATTTCGTCCACGCAGCCCCTATGGTGTCAGCAAACTGTATTCTCACTGGATGACCATCAACTTCCGGGAAAGTTACAGTCTGTATGCCTGTTCGGGTATATTGTTCAATCATGAATCGCCCTTGCGCGGACGCGAGTTTGTTACCCGCAAGGTCACAGACGCAGTGGCACGTATCAAACTGGGCCTGGCAGACTCTGTGACCTTGGGCAATTTAGACAGTGCTAGGGATTGGGGGTTTGCAGGCGATTTTGTGGAAGCCATGTGGTTGATGTTGCAACAAGACACAGCACGTGATTATGTGATTGCCACTGGACAACAACACACCATTGGTGACCTATGTCGTGTGGCCTTTGAACACGTTGGCATATCAGAATGGCAACACTTGGTCAAGAGCGACCCAAGATTTAAACGTCCAGCCGAACTCTACAGTCTATGCGGTGACAGCACTAGAGCTAGAGAATTGTTGGGGTGGCAGCCGCGCACAGACTTTGCAACCATGATACGTGACATGGTCGACGCTGACATCAAAAGACTAAGCGTGTAAACGGCACGCCAGATCTAATCTCCTCCACAGTCCACTCAGTGTGCGCCAGTTGTTCTAGCCATACTGTGCGATCAGGACGTGGAGGATTTTCTATTTGTGACAAGTCCCAATTGGCAATTGGGCTTGCTAGACTGTCGGGTCCAACAAATGCTGGCACACCTGCAATCAAGGCTTGCGACCCCGGACCTGAATTCCAGTTCAGCACACAATGTGCAGTGGCCAGCACTCGATCAAAATCAAAATCGTCATAGGTGCCATGTGTCATTTTGGGTTTGTCGATCAAGCACCCTTGCGGCATGGGACAAGTTCCTCGAGGATGCGGGCGAACCACAATGGGGCGATTGCTGTGCTGTTTGATTTCTTTTACAACATTGGCCAACCATGTGTTCACGCCGGGCAATCCTGCCCATTGTTGACTGTCGTGACGTTGCATGGCAATCACAATGTTGGCGCCCGAACGCCAAGGTTTCAAACTCAGTCCAAGGGTAGCTGCACGATTAGGAACAAGATTGTCAAAGTTGTAACTGCCAACACCAGTGCCATTAACACCAATCTTCCAAGTTTGCCCGCGTTGTATCATGCCAACTTCAGCAACAATTACAGTCTTGCCTTGGCGACGAAATGCTTCGTGAACTTCTTGATTGGGACGCATACGCCCGGTCCACAGCATACTCCATATCACAGCCACATCAGCAGTAAGGTCATGATAAACTACCTCGTGCCCTTGGGCGTGGAGGCCCTGGGCAATGGCTTGAAATACTGGCGCTGAATTTTTAGCACCAAAATTATTAAACAGGCTGATCTTCATTGTGATTAAATAGTTATATATGTATACATTTACCCTACCATACGAAAGACAAGGTTACAGTCAATTTGGCGAAACCGGCATTATAGAACTTATGTTATCAGGACTCAAAGACCCTCATCAAACTTTTGTTGAGATTGGATTTGGCACCGGTAATCAAAACATGACCATGGACCTGTTGGACCAAGGATATCGAGGCGTTGGCGTCGACGGAAGAGACTGGGAACCAGATACTCCTAACCGTTGGGGCGATGCTATTACTAAACTCAAGCAAATGATCACCACAGAGGACATTGTAGATGTTTTACGCCCAGTGTCTGATTGGAACTGTGACTTTTTTAGTCTTGATATAGATAGCTTTGACTATGAAGTTGCTCGTGTGCTGTTAGAAGCTGGATTTAAGCCAGCGGCAGTGTGTGTAGAAATAAATCCACACTTTGGATCTAGCGTACAAGCAAGTTTTCCTTATATCCCTAACGTTAAGAAAAAAACTTACGATCGTCGATATTTTCGTGGCGCCAGTTTAAGCAAGTACACTGAGTTGTTTAAAAAACATGGCCTAGAATTTTTTACTCTTAACAGTGTCAGCTATCACAATGCATTTTATTATGATCCTACTAGAGTCTCTATACCAGATGTTCCAACTATTACTAAAGTAAATCAAAATCACTTTGATTGGCTACTACAACCAGAGACTGCCAGTCCGGATACTGTGCTGTATGATGACAGCGAACTTCAAAAGATGATATCAGAGCATTGGTTCTGGAAAGATTATGTAGATGTCATTTACCAGGAGTTCAAATAATGAAATACGCAGTTGTTACAACATTTAATGCTAGCGGTTATGATCGCTACGGTAGTCGCATGATTGATACATTCCTACAGAACTGGCCCAAAGAAATTGATCTATACGTATACACTGAAGACTGCGCAATACGTCAAAGCGCACCTAATCTGCATGTTAGAGATTTGCATGCTGTGAGTCCTGAAATTGTGGCCTTCAAACAACGCTGGGGCAGTGACCCGCGAGCACGTGGCTTGGTTGCTACAGGTCCTGCGGATCGCAAAGGCAAAGCACCAGGTATGGGGTTTCGCTGGGACGCTATTAGATTCAGTCACAAAGCCTATTCAGTGGTTCACTGTGCAGCCAATTGTGACGCTGATGTGTTGTTTTGGATGGATGCAGACATGGTGTGCCACACACCTATCACTACAGAATTTATTGACAGTCAAATGCCCGCCAAGATTGGCCTGGCTTATCTAGGCCGCGAACGCAAGTTCAGTGAATGCGGACTGTACGGCATGAATCTACGTGATAACATTACACTAAACTGGCTCAAAGAATTTCAATTGGCTTATGATTCAGGACGTCTAATGACCATGGCCGAGTGGAATGACTGTTGGGTATTTGATGAAACTCGCAACGAAGTTCAGGCGGCACATCCCAAATGGCGTCAACTGAACTGGAGTCAAGGACTGATCAAGGGCGAGGGTCATCCCTTGATCAACACTGCCTGGGGTGCGTACCTTGACCACCTCAAAGGCAAGCGCAAAGAAACTGGCCGCAGCGCGGCTAAGGATCTCATTCAACCACGCACAGAAAGTTATTGGTCTGTCTGATATTCAGCCTTGCTGTGTTTGGCCTTGTAGTGTATAAGGTACTCACCTAGCACTGTGTGCGGCAAGGGCGTTTTGTAAGGCTTGGCAAAGCCCTTGCACAAATCATACACTGGAGCATCCGCAAGATTGATTGCGGCACCAAACACATCATTATCGTAAAATCTACGCAGGTCAGCATGATCGCGTTCGACATAGCGTCTACGATACTCGTGTCTAAAAGCATCAAACTTG